CTATGACCTTTGGGTTAAGGACGGCTTTCTGAATGCCGCGCCTGGCCGGATGGTGCGCTTTGATTTTGTTGCGGCGCGGTTGGCTGAATTGGTCGGGCTCTATGAAATCGCGGCGGTTGCGTATGACAGCTACGGCTTCAAGCGGCACTTTGAGCCGGAGCTTGATAGCCTTGGCGTGACGCTTCCCATTGTGGAGCATCCCCAAGGCGGCAAGAAAAAGGGCGCGCAAGGGCTATGGATGCCCGGCTCCAAGCTGATCCTGGAGCAACTTATTCTTGAAAAGCGGATCAGGCTGCGGCGGTCGCCGGTGCTGATTTCCGCTATGATGAGCGCCACAACGGAAAATGATCCGTTTGGCAATTTCTGGTTTTCCAAGCGGAAGGCTGTTAACCGCATTGATGCGCTTGTCGCGCTGGCGATGGCAGTAGGGGCCGCAACATCACAAGCTGATGGCGGTAAATCATTTTGGGAATAGGAGGCGGGATGCCCTTCTGGTCGCGCCTCTTTGGGCGAAAAACACTCGAACAGCTTCCACCTTTCGCGCGCTGGCCTGAAAGCAAAGCTGGCATTGAGATTAACACCACAACCGCGCTTGGCGCCGCGACGATTATGGCTTGCACGCGCGCCATTGCCGAAGGCGTGGCGCAGACTGAAATCAAGTTTCATCGGCAGTCGGGCGGAAAAGAGCGCATTCTTGATCATCCGCTTTTGCCGATCCTGACGCGGCGCCCGAACCCTTGGCAGACTAGCTTCGAGTTTCGGGAAACGCTGCTTTTCCATCTGGTTCTTTGCGGTAACGCTTTTGTCTTTGTCAATCGCGTGCGCGGTCAAGTGGTGGAATTGATACCGATCGAGCCTGGCAAGGTTTGGGTGCAGCGTAACCCTGACATGACAATGACTTACACCGTCACCTTTGAAGACGGGCGCGCGGCAACCTTGACCGCTGCTGATATTTGGCACTTGCGCGGGCCGTCCTGGAATAGCTGGATGGGCCTTGAGGCTATCAAGGTAGCGCGTGACGCCATTGGCCTGAGTATCGCGCTGGAGACCTCGCACGCGCGCTTGCACAAGAATGGCCTGCAACCTTCCGGCATGTATACGATGGAAGGAACGATGAATGAGGAGCAATATAAGCGGCTTCGGGCATATTTGGCGCAGCATTATGCCGGGCCAGACAATGCCGGGATGCCTTTAATTTTGGATCGCAGCGCAAAGTGGGTTCAGCAAACTATGACTGGCGTGGATTCGCAGCATCTTGAAACCCGCAAACACCAGATCGAGGAAATCTGCCGTCACATGCGCGTCATTCCCTTGATGGTGCAGCACAGCGACAAGACGGCAACCTATGCCAGCGCCGAGCAGATGTTCATAGCGCATGTGGTTCACACTATCGCGCCATGGGCGACGAGGTTTGAACAATCTGCCGAGGCTAACCTATTGGCGCCGGGTGAAGACGTGGACATTCGCTTCAACCTGAAAAGCCTAATGCGCGGTGCGGCAAAGGATCGCGCCGAATACTACGCGAAGGCGCTTGGTAGCGGCGGATCACCGGCCTGGATGACGCAGAATGAAGTGCGAGAGGATGATGGCCTTGACGCAATCGAAGGCGCGGACGCCTTACCGCAACCTGCAAACATGACCACGCCCGCAAGTGTGGAGAGTAGCAATGCAGCGACTTGAATTTGCCCTTGACGTCAAAAGCCTTGGCGATGACGGGATTTTTGAAGGCTATGCCTCAGTCTTTGGAAACCGTGACGAAGGCGGTGACATTGTAGAGCGTGGCGCCTTCGCGCGCACGTTGCGCGAGCGTGGCGCAAAGGGCGTGAAGATGCTTGCCGACCATGATCCCACCAAGCGCATCGGCGTGTGGGAAGAGATGGCAGAAGATGAACGCGGATTGCGCGTGCGCGGGCGGCTGCTGACTGAAAAGAACATCGGGCGCGAGGCGCATATTGATTTGAAGGCGGGCGCGCTTGACGGCCTGTCTATCGGATACCGGGTGAAGTCTGACGCGTATGATGGCCGGCGCCGTGCGCGGCTGCTGAAGGACTTGGACCTGTTGGAAGTTTCGCTTGTGTCATTCCCGATGAACGACGCGGCGCGCGTGACGGCGGTTAAATCGTTGTCAGTGGATGAAATTCGAGAGATTGAGGACTCCCTTCGCGACGAAGGGCAGCTTTCGGCGGCACAGTCCAAGCGGGCTGTCGCAATCCTCAAGAAATGGCTTCAGCGTGACGCTGAAGTGCCGGAAACGACGCCTCGTGACGAGGTGGTCGCGGCTGAACTGGCGGAAATGATCCGTCGGAACATCGCAACCCTCTCATAAGGCAATCAAAATGGAAATGGAAATCAAGTCTCTGCTTGAAAAGCAGGGAGAAGCGTTCGCTGCCTTTAAGGCAAGCGTTAATGATGAAATCGCCGAATTGAAAAAAGGCGCGGCGGATGTTGTGACCAGCGAAAAAATTGGTCGCATCAATGACGCGCTTGACAAGCTTGGCGATGAAATCAAGGCTGCCGGCAAGCGGTCTGATGAAATCGAAGCCAAGGCCAATCGCCTGGCCCTGAGCGGCGGCGCTGCCACCGAAGTCGAAACCAAGGCGGCTGTCGAGTTCGCTCGCCAGACTGGCCGGCAGGTCACGGTTGACGACATGCGCGGCTACAAGTCCGCACTGTTCGGCATGAATGGCCCGCTTCGCAAGGCGCGCCCGGATGAAGCCGAAACCAAGGCGCTGTCTGTCGGGTCTGATCCTGACGGCGGTTATTTGGTGACGCCTGACACCACAGGCCGCATTGTGACCCGCATTTACGAAACCAGCCCAATGCGCCAGGTCGCGTCGGTCATGTCCATCGGCACTGACGCGGTGGAAGGCCTGAATGACCTTGGCGAAAATGGCTTTGCCTGGGTTGGCGAAACCGCCGTGCGGACGGAAAACCTGACAGCGCAACTCGGCAAGTGGGCTATCCAGGTGCATGAGGCCGTTTCCGTTGTTTCCGCCACTCAGAAGGTGCTGGAAGACGGGCGCCTTGATCTTGAAGCCTGGCTGTCCGCCAAAAGCGCCGACCGCATTGCGCGCGGCGAAAATGCGGCTTTCGTGAATGGCGATGGTGTCAGCAAGCCTCGCGGTTTGGTGTCCTACCCGACCGCCGCCACGGTTGACGCTTCGCGCGCTTGGGGCACGTTCGAACACATCAACACGGGCGCTTCTGGCGCGTTCCGCACGCGCTCGGGCGATACCAACCCGGTCGATGACTTGGTGAACGTGGTGTATGCCCTCAAGTCCGGCTTCCGCAACAACGCGCAATGGATGACTTCGCGCGCTGTGTTGCGCGAGGCGCGCAAGCTGAAAGACGGCCAAGGTAATTTCATCTGGCAGCCTGCGGCGGTTGCGGGTCAGCCTTCTGCGCTCCTGGGCTTCAATGTGGTTGAAGCGGAAGACATGCCGGCGCTGGGGGCGAATAGCCTTTCCATGGCCTTCGGTGACTTCCGCGAGGCTTACCTGATCGTGGATCGGATTGGCCTGTCGGTGCTGCGTGATCCATACACTGCATACCCGTATGTGTTCTTTAAGTTCCGCAAGCGGGTCGGCGGCGGCGCCATCAATTTCGAAGCGGTGAAATTTGTCCGCTTCGGCACCTGATCAATCTGAGGCGGGCACGGCGCCCGCCTCTTTCCTCACATTCGGAAGCAAAGGAAAGCTCCCATGATTCGCGACCTTCACAATAACCTTTCGACTGCGCTGCTTGTCGCGCCGCAGACTGCGACCGCTGACGTTACGCCAATAAGCGTTGACCTGCTCGGCTTTCGCGCCGCGATGGTGATGCTTTACATCGGCGTCGGTGGCATCACCTTCACCACCACGAACAAGATCGAGTTCATTCTCGAACACAGCAACGACAATTCCACCTGGAACGTTGTTACTCAAGCTGACGTGCTTGGCCATGCTGTGGCCGCTGGCGGGATTGTTCGCTCGCTGGTTGCTGCAAAGGCGGCGGCTGATATTCAGGAAATCTCGTATATCGGCGGGCGTCGTTATATTCGCCTGACGCCTGATTTCTCAGGCACGCATGGCACTGGCACTCCGATGACCGCTTTTGCGGTGCGCGGCCTGCCGGAACAAAGCCCGGCTGTCTGATGACTTGACGGGCCGCGTGGCAACGCGCGGCCTTTCTTTTTTGGGGTTCTGCCATGCTCGAAGAGCGCCGCGCCATGTCTCCCGAAGTTATCGAACAGATGATTGCACGCGCTGCGAAACAGGGCGCGCGTGAAGCATTGCAGTCTGTTGGCTTGCATGACGAAAACGCTGGCGAAGATATGAAGGAATTGCGAAACCTTCTCGACGCCTGGCGCTCCACCAAAAAGACTGTTTGGAGCCAAGTCGTTAAGGCAATGACCATGGCGGTGCTGGGCGCGATTGCAGCGGGCGCTTTTCTGCAATTGAAGTGACTGCGTTGATGATGGCGCGAAAGGACAAACGAAATGGCAAGTCTGATTTACAATTCGTTCTGGGATGATGTCATTCGCGGCGTAATTGATATGGACGCGGTGACGGTCAAGGCAATGCTGGTGACGTCCAGCTATGCCGAGAATAAGGACACACACACCAAGCGCAGCGACGTGACGAATGAAGTCTCTGGCGCTGGCTACACGGCGGGCGGCGTTACCTCTGCGGTGACGGTGACTAAAGACACTGCGAATGACCGCGTAGATATTGCGCTTGGGCAAGTAAGCTGGTCGAACTCCACCATCACGGCGCGAAAGGCGGTTTATTACGTTTCGCGCGGTGGCGCGGCGAGTGCTGATGAATTGATTGCGGTCAATGATTTTGGTTCGGACGTTGTGTCAAGCGGTGGCACGTTCACGCTGAACGCTTCCACGGTTCGCTTGCAGAATTGAGGCTGAGAAATGCAGATGACGATTACAGCGCTTCCAGCACGGGCTAACACCGGCTCCGGCACCGATCAGCTTGCGGTTGAGACCATCGACGGCAAGCTGGCCGGAGTGGTCCGCACCAGCGATGATGCAGGGCTTGGCAAGGAAATCGCAACTCAGGCCACGCTTGAGGAAATAGCCTTCGCCATTCACCATCTCGCGTCGGTTCTCGAATTTCTGAACCCCGATGGCGCTGGCCGCTTGCGGACGATAACCGATGCCGGCTCAGCGGTGGGCACCGTCAACACGGTTCTAACACTCAACACGATGACCAATCAAACACAGATCGGCGGTATCGCCGCGAATCAACAGATAATTGCGCTCACGCTCGGCAACGAAGCCGACCTGTGTCGCAACATCGTCATCACGTAAGGATCAGCCATGCCCGTCGCCAATTATAACCGCAAAATCCTCCACCTGAAGCGTTGGGCTGTCATGCCGACGCTCGTGCCGACCGCTACCGCTGCCGGATCGCTCATCATCTCAAGCCAGCTTAACCAGCAGCTCCAGCTTTACGTCACCGCCGCCACGGCGGCGTGGCTTTACCATCCCTTTGAGGATGGCTGGATTCAGGTTCCATCGCCTGGCCTGGCTGGCACATTCGGCGCTGGCACATGCGGCACCTGTGGCGTTGTTGGCCCGACCGGGACTGCAACGGGCGGCTCCACGACAACGGTTGTTACTGGTCTGAACTTGCAGCGCAGCCTCGCGGGTTACAAGATCGAGATTACGGGCGGCCCCGGCGCTGGTGATGTCCGCACGATCCTGCGTAACACGCTCGGCGCAGCGGCCACGATCACCGTTGAGTCAGCATTTGGCGCGACGATTACGGCTTCCTCGACCTTCCGGCTGCTCACCCCGCGCTGGTATGTTTTGAACGCCGGAACGCTTGCTGCCGGTTCGTTCCGGGTCTACTGTTTCGCCTTGAACACATGGACGACGCTCGCCAACACCGGCCTGCCTGCATCGTGGGCCACAGACGGCAGAATGATTGCCACGCCATCCTACGGCAACAACGGGTCGGACTTGAATTTTGCAACCGGCACGGCCACGGCAGGCGGTGCAAGCACACTCACCAACTCCGCAAAGGCATGGGCCACAAACCAGTGGGCGAACTTCCAAGTTCACATCACGGGCGGCACCGGAGCTGGCCAGATCAGGACCATCGCCAGCAACACCGGCACGGTGCTGACCACATCGACGGCATGGACCACGCAGCCGGATGCGACAAGCGTTTATCACATCGAGGGGAATGACGACTTCCTCTATATCATGGGCAACGGCGCGGTTACGCTCTACCGCTACAGCATCAGCGGCAACACGACGACGACGCTAACCCCCGGTGCGGCTCGCAGCGGCGCTCCTGGTGCTGCCGTATCAGCGAATTGGGTGTTCGATGTTCCTTCTGCGATTGACGCATCGTGGGGTGACGAGAACGCCATCATCAACGGACGCCGGATTTATTCGTTCCGCGGCGCGGCTGGCGCAACCGTCGACTATTACGACATCGCCGCAAACACATGGGTTTCTGTAACCCCGTATTCGCCCGCAGTTGAGACGTTCACGACTGGCAGCAAATACGTCTATGCCGCTGGCTACATCTACATAACCAAAGAAGCCTCGGGCCGATGGTTACGCTTCTCGCCAGCGGAAGGCTCCATGATCGGCTGGGGAACTAACGTCTATCCGCAGGGCACGGCTGTGTTGGGTGACACGGCATTTGACGTGGTGGAACCAGAAACCGGCGTTCGGTTTATCCATATGCTCCTCAACACTTCCTCGATCCACATGCGCTGTATGGTGGTTTGATCATGACCATTTCCGAAATCATTGAAATGCTCAAAAGGCGCATCGCGTATCTTGGCCAGTTGCGCGCCAGCGCCGTGATGTTGGGTGACATCGCCCGTGTCGCGTCGATTGACAGTGATCTTGCCGAAACGGAATTGACGCTCGCCACCCTGCTTGCCACTCAAGGCTGAGTGACGGGCGATGCTGACGCTTTGGCTGGCAGCAGGTGTCATTGCCAGGGAAGCGCTAGGACCGGGCGCCACCGCGCCAGGCGTCACACTCACCGCGTCAACGTCTTTTGTTGGCGGTAATGCTACCGGCGCGGCTGTAGCGGCTGGCGCAACACTTACCTCCAGCGCATCCATCATCGGCGGCGCGGCGGCCATATCGGCAACCGCCAACGGCGCCACGCTTCAAGCGGACACCAGCTTTACCCCAGGCGCGGCAAGTGCCACGGGCGGCGTCACCGCGCCGGGTGCGACTATCGCGGCGGCGGCCTTGTTTATCCCCGGCGAGGCAGCCGGTGGCGCGGTGGTGCCAGGCCGCCAATGGCAGGCGGCGGCTACCATCATCACGGGCGGCGCGCTTATCGGCGTTGATGCTCCGGGCGTATCGCTTGCCGCTTCTGGCGCGTTTCTAGCCGGGTCTGCGCTTGGCGGGGCTTTCGCACCAGGCGCTGCCTTACAAGCCGACAGCGCCTTTCTCGCAGGCTCTGCGGCTATCTCTGGTGCAACGGCTATCGCGCGCGGCGCCTTCACGCCAGCAACCGGACGCCTCGCGTCCAATCCAGCCGCCACGCGCGGCGCCTTTACACCCGCTCAGGCAAGGCCATGATCACAGTCATAACCCCGCCCGTGACCAATGCCCTGACAGTGACCGCCACGGCTACGCGCGAGCTTGACTTGCATGGCACGCCCGCGACCACGGGCTTGCAGGAACTCATCGGCCAAGCGTCGGACGTATGCGCGCGGTATTGCGGGCGACCGGAAGGCTTTGGTCGCGCAACCGTGCGGCAGACGGAGCGCAGCGTTGACCTGCCGTGCATCATTCTCGACCGGGACATTGCACCGGCCATCACGTCAGTTATCGAAGATGGCACCACGCTTGCCGCGACTGACTACGAACTCGACGGCTCCCTGCTTTACCGCCTCTCGGGCGACTATCGCATTCAATGGCGCGCGGCGGTGGTGCAGGTCACCTATGCGGCAGGCTACACGCTCTTGACCGATCTGCCGCAAGACATTGAACGTGCCTGCCTTATCGTCTTGCAGGCCATCCATTCCAGCCGGGGCCGTGATCCGCACATTCGCAGCGAGAGCGCCGATGGCGTGGGCACGGTATCTTATCTCGACCCTCGCTCAAACTCGGACGCGCTGCCAGCGCAGGCCATCACGCTCTTGCAGCCGTGGCGGAAAATAAGCGCATGAGCATCGTCAATGCCGTGCCGCGCATCTTGGAACGGTTCGGGCGTCCCGTGACGCTTAGGCGGCGCATCGGCACCGGCACCACGTTCACCGAGGCGACGGCGAACGGCTACCTTCGGCAGTTTTCGCCAGAGGAAATCGCAGGCGGCGTGATGAACGGCGATGCGCGGCTGATTATTGACGCCGAACCGCTTTCAAACTTGGCGCCCGCAAAAGGCGATTTTGTGCTGATAGATGGCCGAAGCTGGGCAGTCCTTGGGTCCCACGCGCGCATGACAAGCGATAACCTGACATCGTATGAACTTTGGGTGCGTGGCGGATGACCCCGACGCCTTGGACTGATGCTCGCAACCGGCTTACCGCCGCCGCGCTGCCATATCCTATCGAGTGGCCAAATGAGGCGTTCACCACGCCTGACCTGGCGCCTTGGCTTTCGGTGGAAGCCGATGGCGACATTCTGGAGCCTATCGAACTCGGCAACGGCGCATGGGAAGAGCGCGGCA